ATACAACAAGTGGATGGATGCAATACGAAGCAACTTAGTGACAATGGAGATGTTTCCGAAGTCAAAGCCTGTAAAAGTAGAAAAAGAACTAAATGAAGAGGAGTCCAGAGAGGCTCAAGTGAAATTATTAATGAAACGAGTAAAATGATTGCAGACTACATAAAAGATGTAGAGCAAGGAAACAGAAATGCAGGATGGAGGGAGAAATTAGCAGTACAAAGGTTTCAAGAACTAAGAAAGAAGTATGACTACGATGAAACTGAAGTAGATCGTATCTTAAACATCATTCATTTATTTAAGTACGCTAAAGGAGATTGGAGAGGTAAACCATTTAACTTGCTACCACATCAAGCGTTTTTTATTGCAGCTATCTTTGGATTAAAGTTGCCCAATAACACAAGGTTAATTAGAGAAGCTATGCTATGTATGGCCAAGAAAGGAGGTAAAAGTGAAATAGATGGCGTATTCTCTATACTGTTTAATTTTTTTGATGAGGAATATTCAGCTGAGAATTATATTGTCGCAAATAAGACAGAACAGGCTTTACACGCATTTAAGTCAGCTAAAGGTATTATTACGCAGTTAGTAGAAGATTACCCATCGTTTAAAGAAGATTTAAAAATCTACGACACAAAGATGGAACACAAGATTCTTCAGCCATCTACAGACAACTACATTAAGACTTTACCTTATGGTGCAAGTAGCTTAGATGGGGTTAACCCACATTTAGTAATTATAGATGAGTTTCATGAATATCCAGATACCAGTGTTCCTGACAACTTAGTGAGTGGTATGGTTTTAAGAAAACAGCCATTAATCTTATATTCTACTACTCGTGGTTTTCATCCTTATGGGCCATTAGCAGAAAAGGAAGAATACTACGAAAATGTATTAAAAGGTAAGTTTGAGAATGATGCTGTTTTCCCTTTAATATTTAGTTTAGACAATTACGATGACTGGAAGAAGAAATCACATTGGATCCAGTTTGCTCCAGGAGTAGATGATGACTTACCCTCTTATGAAGTTTTAGAAAAGTCGCTTAATGTTGCTCTACAAGAAGGAGGTATGACTCTTAATAGTACAAAAGTAAAGAACTTTAATATGTGGCAGAAGAATAAAGAAAGCTACATAAATGAAGATGATTGGGATAAGAGTTATTTAGACTTTGAGTTAGATTTTTTAAAGAATAGAGATTTTTACGTTGGATTTGACTTGGGTAAGAATGATGACTTATCTGTTGTTTGCTACTACTTCCCCTCTAATGAATTTGATGAGAATCACTACGTTGTATTAGACACGTTTATGCCAGAGGACTTAATTGAAAAGTTAAGCAGAGAACATAAAGTCAGTTACAGCCAATGGATCAGAGATGGTTATGTATTGGTTACTGAAGGTAATATTACAGATACAAGTTTTATGGCAAATCGTATAGAAGAGATGGTTGGTTTTTGGGGTGGTTACAATTGTAAGGCAATAGTAGCTGATGCAGCATTTGCTACTGAGATGATTAACAATCTAAACCATCGTGGATTTGTAGCAGAGTCGTTTCCGCAAAACTATAGTAGAATGACAGAACCAGTAGTTAAGATTCAGAAGTTAGTAAGTCAAAAGATACTTAGGCATAGAGGAAATAAAGCATTGTCATGGATGTTGTCTAATGTAGATGTAAGAAGAAATCAAGGTGGTCAGATGATGATGGATAAAAGTGATAGGATTACTGGTAGTGGTAAGGACCATAAAAGAGGCAGAAAGAAAATTGATGGTGCGGTTGCTTTAGCTATGTGTGTAGGTAAGCATATTGAGGACACACAAAACTTAGAATTTGATGCAAAAAACATTGTAGGATGGATTTAGATTTTTTCACCGACATTGCGTTTTACCGAACTTCGGTAAACCATCACTTATAATAAATACTATAATATATATAAAAAGACTAAAAAAATGAAAGTAGTATTCTTGGATGCTGGACATGGTGGTTTTAAAGACAACAAGTATGTGACTTACCCAAATAAGATGTTTAAACATAACTTCCCATGTCATAGTAATGATGGTTATTTCTTTGAGGGTTATTTTAACAGGCAAGTAACTGACAAAGTAAGAGAGAAATTAAGTAATTACAATGTACGGATAATTGACGTACATGATAAAGAAGAAGATATTAGTTTGTATGAGCGAGTATTAAAGATAAACCAAGAACTTAAAAGTTATGAGCAAGGTATTGTTATCAGCACACACAGTAATGCAAGTGTTAACCATAATGCACAAGGAATGGAAATATTTACAAGTGTTGGAGATACAGGTGCTGATGACTTAGCAGATACATATTACCTTAATTATCGAAAAGAGTTTGGACAAATGTTTCCGTTCCGCAAAGACTATAGTGATGGAGATGTAGATAAAGAAGCAAACTTCTATATTTTGAAATACACTAATTGTCCTGCACTATTAATTGAGCATTTGTTCTTTGATAATGAAGAGGATGTTAAATTCTTACTTAGAGATATTATTATTGACTGTTTTGCGGAGGCCCAGGCTCAAACTGTTATTTCTTACTTTTCTCTTCAATTAAAGCAATAATCTTCTCTATGTATCCACAAGCATCCATTAATTCTTCTTGTAGATGGTTTAACCAGTTTAAAAGTGTTAAGTCATCTCGGTCTAATGTTGTGCCATACTTTTGGATTCCAATTTCTGATCTACTTGTCAATTTATCTACTACTTTCTTAATAATTTGATCCTTAATCATGAGAAAAGAATATTTTGGTGTAGACGTAAATATACTGCAAGATTTAATGAAATTCTATACAGACGAGGGTTATTTTGAGTGGTTTTTTGTAAACTTGTATAAATTTAATAGTTACCGACAAGCTTACGAGGCAATAGAAAAAGAATACAGACGTTGGTTTGGTAAGAATAAATTTAAAACGTACAATCAGTTCCGAGTAAGAAAGAGCAGATTGTTAAATAAGTAATTATGACAAGTTCACAGAAAGTAGAAAGGTTTACTAAAAAATTAGTTGCTACTATTAGTGCAGTAACTCCTGTATTTCTTATCTTTTGCATTATTGTATTGGGTTTCTTCAATTCAGCCTTAGAGATTATCCATTACAAAAAGATAGTGGGCAATTTAGCCTGGGTTGGAGGATTTGTGTTTGGTGGATTAAGATTTGCAGCAGGATTGGGAGGAGTAAAGATGATAATGGCTAATTCATTTGTTAGAGGTAGTATTTTTATTGCAGTAAGTATTTTGTCAACTTTTTGGATTGCAAAACATACCGAAAGTATAGCTGAAAGCATTGCATTAGTTGACCAATTTGAGAATGCTATAGTATTTGTTCAGACAACAATATGGACAGGTTTAGTGGGAGAATTGCTTTTAGCAGTATATATGTTTAACAAACCAATTAAGATAAAATAAAAAACAATGAGTAATATAAAATTATTATTAGGCGATTGTTTAAATAAGCTAAAAGATTTAGATGACAATAGTATAGATAGTGTTGTTACAGATCCGCCTTATGGTTTATCTTTTATGGGTAAAAAATGGGATTACGATGTTCCTGCACAAGAAATATGGGAAGAATGTATTCGAGTTATAAAGCCTGGTGGTTACTTACTTGCGTTTGCTGGAAGTAGAACTTATCATCGTATGGCAGTTAGAATAGAAGATGCAGGGTTTGAGATTAGAGACCAGATAATGTGGATATATGGTTCAGGTTTTCCAAAATCTATGGATATATCTAAACAGATAGATAAACGAGAAGGTGTGGAAAGAGAAGTTATTGGAAAAACCAACGGTTCTGGTATGACTAAATCTAATGTGGAACAAGGTGCACAAAAGAGAAATGTGACTGAATGGAATGTATATTCTAATAATCCTGTGAGTAATTTAGCAAAAGAATGGGAAGGTTGGGGAACTGCCCTAAAACCAGCACACGAACCAATAGTAATGGCACGAAAACCACTTTCGGAAAAAACAGTAGTTGATAATGTATTAGAATGGGGAACAGGTGGAATAAATATAGATGAGAGTAAAATAGGAACTCAATTAATAAAAACACAAGGTGGACAAAAGTTTAAAGGAGATGGTATTTACGGTAAATACAATAATTGTGAGGAAAGTATACATATTGGGCGTTTCCCTGCAAACATAATCTTTGATGAAGAAGCAGGTAAGATACTTGATGAACAGAGTGGTATTACATCACAAGGACATTGGTCAAAAGGAAAAACAAAAGGATTTGGTGAGTTCGGTGGTGGTGAAAGTTTATATGAAGGAGTAGGACCTAAAGATAAAGAAAAGGGTGGAGCATCTCGTTTTTTCTATTGTCCAAAAACTTCTAAAAAAGATAGGAATGAGGGTTTAGATGGATTTGAAGAAAAAAAACAAGATTTAAGTCGTAAAGAAGGGAAAGTGGGTGGAGATAACCCAAGAAATCGTGGAGTAAATAAAAGAAAAAACTATCACCCAACAGTTAAACCAACTGATTTGATGTTATACTTAATCAGATTAGTAACACCAAACGGTGGAACCATTTTAGACCCATTTATGGGTTCAGGTTCTACTGGCAAGGCATCAGTTAGGGGTGGATTTGATTTTATAGGTATAGAAAGAGAAGATGAATATATGAAGATTGCAGAAGCAAGAATACAATATGAAATAGAATGCACTAATAAAAAAAATAAATACAAACAAATAGATTTATTCGAAATGCGATAGTGGGTTTTGTGGTTTATAAAAATTGTTACAAAGTGAAACACATCGTATCTAATTAATTAACTATATTTGCAGTCAATGGGAATATTCGATAGAGTCAATAACTTATTTAAGCGTTCACAGACAAATACTTTAGGCCCTGCTCGTGATTGGCAGTTATGGAGGTCTTTGTTCTCATCTCAGAATAAGCACAAGATAAATGTTAATCCAAAGACCAGTCTTGAAGTACCCTCATTCTGGAGAGCAGTAGATGTTCTGTCTACACAGTTTGCAGCTATTGACTTTATACCCTACAGAATAAACCCAGACGATAAGACAATAGAAGAAGCAAGAACACACCCTTTATTTAAATTACTCAAGTATAGACCATCCCCACACTACGATACGTTTACGTTCAGAGAAACCATTATGCGTAGGCTTCTTAATGGAAGTCCAAAAACAAGTGCAGGTAACGTATTAGTAGAAATCGTTAGAAATAGTCAAGGCTCAGTCCAAGAGTTAAAGATAATAGACGAGAGGTATCAAGTGGTCATTGATGATGAGATGACTTATTACGATTTAGAGGAATCTAAAAAATTATTGAGGTATGACGAAGTTTTACATTTTAAAGCTTGGTCGTTCGATGGGATAAACGGAGAAAACCCATTAGTCTATTTGAATAATACCTTTGGACGAGCAATATCTGAATTAAGACATGCTGCATCTTTTTATGGCAATGGGGCACAAGTAGATTTGATACTTGAAACAGAGATGCCCTTAAACGAACAGCAGAGAAAGATAATTGAACAGTCTTGGGAGCATAAGTATAGTGGCCCAGATAGTCAAGGTAAGACAGCATTACTTTCTCATGGAGTTAAAGCAAAGCCATTAGGCAAAGGAGTAAGCGAGGCAGACATAAATAGTAGAAAACTGACTGTGGAGGACATTAGTAATATTACTGGTGTTCCTCTTCCTTTACTTGGACAGATTGATGGACGTTACAACTTAGAGTTTTTAAATAGACTATTCGTTCAGTATACATTAAGAGGATGGTGTAAGCGTTTTGAGGCAGAGATGAATAGTAAGTTGTTTAGCGACAGAGAGATGGGTAGGATTGAAGTTAGGTTTGATTTGAGCGGATTAATGCAGGGTGATTTACAGGCACAAGCTTCATTCTTTAGAGAGATGTACAACATTAGAGTCTTTAATCCAAATGAGATTAGACAGCAATTGGGCAAGAATCCTTATGAGGGTGGAGATAGATATGGAATGCCGTTAGCGTCTAACAGTACAGAAGTTCCTCAACAGCCAACAGAACCAGAACCAAATACTGAAGAAGATGCCCTATAGCGACTATCCACAATCAGCAGTAAATAATGCAAAAAGAGCATTAAAGCATAAGGAAGAGAATGGTTCTTCTTGTGGAACGAGAGTTGGATGGGAGAGGGCAAATCAAATTGCAAGAAAAGAAAGACTAAGCGTAAGCACAATCAAAAGAACCTATTCTTTTTTATCAAGAGCAAAAGTTTACGATCAAGGCAAATATTTTGATGAGGATGGAAATGAGATATGTGGATCAATTATGTATGATGCTTGGGGAGGTGACAGTATGAGAGCCTGGGCAAAGAGAAAAATTGATAACTTACCAGAAAGTGAAAGAAACATGAATAATAATATTAATACAACTGAATTACATGAAAGGCATATTATCGATGTCGTTGAAACGGAAGATAGTTACATTATTGAATACGCTA